AAAGACGCGATCGAAACCATCACTGAAATGTGTGGCCCCGGCGACTCGGTTCTCTTCTTCGAGGACGACCAGAGTCGTTTTGATCTCCACATGATCAAGGGTGCCTTCCATTTCCTTGATCGCGTCTATCATAATGTCCTCCGAAAGCACGTCCGCCGTATCCTTCGGCGTACTGCAAAGTCGACCGGTTCGACGAGTCTTGGCACCACATACTGCATTCCGTACACCATGCAGTCTGGTTGGCCTGACACCGCGACCGGTGACACCACTATCAATGCAGGTATGAAAATCTACATTCATGGGGGTGGCGAAGCCTGGATTGCAATAATCTGCGGCGATGACTCCGTTATTATCACCCTTGCCAGCGAGTTGCGTCGTCTTGGTGGCAAACTTGGTATTGACAAAAAATACGCCCTCCTTGGAATGGAGGTCACATCCGAACTCACGAACGAAGTTCTGGATGTGGAGTTCTGCAGTGGTACGTTTCGTCCGTGCCAGGGTTCATACATCTTGTTCCCAAAAATAGGGAGTCTGCTAGCGCGGATTCTCTATGATACTGTAGACCGTCCCCCCGAAAAACAGTTTGCTTGGATGCGTGGCATTGCTGCTACCATGAAACACTTCGGGAAGATCGATCCGCTTTGTGATGCCCTTTCAATAGGAATCATGAGGTTGGTTGGTGAAGTTGGTCCGGTCATCTACACCGAGCTCAATCCTTACAAGCCCTGGCCGCTTGGGGATAAAGTACCAACGCTGGAGGAAGGTTGCCACTTCTACAGCCACCGTTACGGTTTGTCGCACGAGGACACCGTTTCGATTGCCCATGACTTAATGAACATTGAGTTGTATGGTGAATACTCCGGTGTTCTCATGCAGCACATCATCGAGGTTGACACGGGCGAGCGGCATATGGATTTCAAATTCTCGTAACTTGAAATCCGTGTGTCGCACTCCGGGTTATATTAGAAAAGCTTAAAAGTCCGAAGTACCCACATATTCTCGCACACCCTGAGTTTAACAGTGTGTCTAAACATCGGCGAACAGCTGCCGTGTCCGTGTGTCTCCGTGAGATCCACGTGTCCACGAACAGCGACAGGCCACAAACTCCGTGAACGGGTTATAGTTCGCGGTTAGGTACCCCATCCGAGGGAACAT